CTTCTGTGCATCAGTCATGATTTATCTCCTTTGCGTTCCTTGTGCTTGCGAGATTTCTTCTTGTCTGCTTCCACATACTCTTTGCCCACAGACTGAGGCACTCCTGCTTTTTTAGCAAAGCTCAGACTGTGTGCAACCGCTTGCATGAAGTCATGTTGCTTTTTGCTCTTGCTTGGCACCGTAGGGACTCCTTTCAAAGTGGCGTTGAATGATGGCCTCGGGATAATTGGGGGATGCTACATGCTGTGAGATATAGTTTAGCAGCCAGTGATGACTGTGGTGAACACGCACAGGATCTTGCTGCAGTTCATGCATGAGGGTGAACAATGTCTTGACTGCATCTTGCCATCCGCATATGTAGATTTCTCTTGCCGTAGGCTCAGACATGATTCTTCTCCTTCAGGCGCGGCAGGACGAGTTCCAGCACCTCCAGAAGCTTCTGATTAACTGCCTCAAGTCGCATCAATTCTCCCTCTTGAGCAATGCCTACCACTTTGGCAGCTTCAAAGTTAAAGTGCAACCGGCGCAGTTCGGCTGCAGCTTCTTTTGCCACCTTTTCATAGTTGTACATAGGAAGATACCTATCAAAAATTAAAGCCAGCCGTAGGGCTTCGGGTTGGTTACTCATGGTTTTTCTCCTTCAGCTTAGCCTCGATGGCGCGGGCGAATTCAAGTATTTCAGCATCGCTGCGCGGCTCGTTATACAGCGGATAGATTTCTTCATTCGTCAACGACTGCCACTCACGGCGGGGTGGTTCGGCATACATGGCCATCTGGCGCTCAGGCGATTTCTGCTTTACAAGGCGCGTAGTGATGATCCCGCGAGGATGTTCAGCCAACCACGCAATGGACGCCTCATCTACCCACGCCACTGGTTCCTGCTCCTGCTCCTGCTGCGCCAGCGCAGAGCGGAGATTCCGCTCCTCAATCGGTTCATCTATTGCGTAGGCTCGACGGTGGTAATGAATCCACGCCAGCGCCTGCTGCAAAATATCCTTACTAACTACAACATTCTCAGACATGATTAGACTCTTTCAACAGTGAGAAGTCACAATAGATATGCTTATTGCTAAGCATCTTTCTTACAATCATGTAGCCTTGCACATTGCCTGACTTTGTTCTGGCCACATATTGTACCTTGCCTGCCTGTATCAGACCTGCCAGTAGTTTGTTAAGATCCTCTGGCTTGTCAAGATCCGCACTGACTTGCTTCCAAAGTGCAGGCAAATCAACAGGTAGTTTTGCATCTGTTAACACACTTACAATTCGTGCAGCAACATCTGCATTTCTTGCCTTACCAAACTCTCCCATAGCATTTGGCATACGGTGCTCAGTGAAGGTGAGCAGGGTGTTTGCAAACAGGACATCTTCAGCGCGTATCTCTGTGCGACATGCACTAGCAGCAGTCAGCAAGCATACCTTCAACAAATGAGTGTAGCGGCGTGTGCTGTAATGCTTGAATCTTGCATCCTCCAAACCTTCAAAGCTATGATAGATAGTCTGAAGCATGTCTTTAGCTTTCTGCGTAAGTGTTGCTTCACCTATCACATTTGCTTTGATGTCTAGGAATGCGTCTATCAATGATTGCTTGAGTTTATCAGATGGCCGCTCTGGGAATGCAAACTTCTTACCGCTTGCTTCACCGTAGACTAGCAGAATGCGCGATAGGAAACCTTGGCCAAGTGCCTGCGGTGGGAATGCTTCTGCAAAGCCTGCATGTGTGTTGCCACTTAGAATGTTGATTGTCGGCTGATAGATATTCACACTGCGCGAAGTCTTGAGTCTTTGCTTGAATGGTGCAGCTGGGTCATCCCAATCCCACAATGCACCAAGCATACTTAGGAACTCAAGGTTGCCGCTGCCGACAAATTCATTGAACTCGTCTGCAACGATAAAAACCTCCTTGGGGTCTGACGTGTTAAAGTCATCGCCAAAGAGGTTCTTCATTACTTTGTTCGCATTCAATGCACCATTGTCTTCTTCCACACCTTCCAAGTCCAGCAGGAATTTCTCTTTCGATGTCTTCTCTGCACTGAACTTTTCATAGCCACTGGCACTCAGAATGCGCTTGCCCATTTTGATGGCTGTGCTTTTTCTGGTGCCTGGATCGCCTATCAGCATGACATACATATTCGGGAATATGCGAAAGTCTGCGAATGGCAGATAGTATTGCCGGCCGAGTGAAGCTGCTAGACAGCCCAGCAAACTCCATCGGTGAAATATCATTGGCGGCTCAGTGTTCTCCGCGTATCTGAAATACAAATCTGCAAGTGTTTGACCGGGCGGCAAACTCACTTCAGGTCTCCCCAATACTTTTCACCGGAGTTCATGTCCGGCGGAATAACCATTGTTCTGACTACTCGGTCTGTCCCCTTGATATCTACAGGGCAAGTCATGCGGCTGAGTACCAAGTCTGGAGTATCACTGCCACGATAAGCAAAGAGCAGAGAGTCATGAATCTGCGCCTTGAGCCTAACTCTGCCTTGCAAATCACCATATACAGTATCTCGCCAGATAGAATAGAAGACAGTATTGATAATGCCAACAGACAGGTTTTGAGGTCCATGTGCTACGGCTGCATTCAATGCTGGCTTGGAGGCCGTGGGATCTGCAAAGAAGTGCCGAGTCCACCCAAGCGGACTGACAAGTTTCTTGGTCAACTTGATAGTCTTCTTGACATCATCATACCAGTCCTTCTTGACTTCTGGATAGGTTGATGCGTAAGTATTCAGCAGATGCTGACAGACTTGAATCAGACTCCAGGAAGCTGGAAGTTTGAGGAGAATCCTGGCTTCCGCAACCGCTTTCGGCCCCATAGTTTCCAGCAGGACTGTCGCGCCCATGTTGTAATTTGATCCGTGATTGACGCGCTTGGACAGATTTCGCAAGGGCTTGTCAACCTTTTCGTATGGAACTCCGAAAAACTTATGAGCATTCCAACTATGATAGTCTCTGTCTGACTCGACAAGATCAATGAGACTTTTACATCCTGAGAGGTATCCGACACAGCGAGCTTCGCTCTGAGCATAGTCACCCTCTGCAAGTCCATCCCAGTCAGTGTCAGCACATATCCAGCTTTTGACTGCCTTTCCCTGGGGAATGTTCTGAATCTGTAACCCAGTCCAGAAACTTGACTCAGTAGATGCAAGCCTGCCTGTATCAGTTCCAGCCGGGTTGGTCTTGTAGTAGAGTCGCTCATTCCAGAACTTGTCCCAATCAAGATAGGTGGAGAGGAGTTTAGCTTGCTCACGATATGCCAGAATCTCTGACACAATGAGTTCATTGAATGGATGCACAGCTGCACATGCATTCATTGTCTTGGCATCAGAGCTTTCAACGTCTCCCATGCCTAGCACTTTCAGCACGCGCTTGCATTGGTCCGGGCTGCGTGGATTGAAGCCATCCCCAAACCATGCAGACAGCTTTGCACTGTGCTTCTCTAGCTCTTTCTCTGCCTTGCTCTTGGCAATCTCAAAGCGATTCTTGTCTAACGACAAGCCATCAGCTTCCATGTGCAGGCACGGAAAGACTAGCGGAAATTCTAGAAGGTAATTTGTGCGGGCCCACTGCGGGAGTTCTAGCTGCATGGCTAGATAAGTCATGAGTGTCGCCCAGCAATCGCGGGCATTGTACTCCATCAGATTGTATTCACTGCCAGCAGAGTCATCTTTCCAATAGCGGATCTCACGCACACAAAATGCAGTGATGAAATCAAGCCGCTTGGGAAGCTCTGAATACCAAGAGTGAAACATATGCTGCGTGTCATGCATCCAGTTATTCACTGGCACATTGAACCGCAGGAAATACAGATTATCGTACATGCCATTCTGAAACAGCTTTGCTGGAGCAGAAGCATTTATGCGCCGAACAAACGCATGAGCCAGCATGTCTTTGAATGGCACAACAACCGTGTGAGTGGTGCCGTCAGGAAACAATGCACAATATCCTGCGCAGCGAATACGCCGCAAGTCATCACCGACATATGTTTCAATGTCAACTGAGATGATGCGAGCAGTATCAAAACGTGCGATCAATGCCTCAGACTTTGATGCTTCCCACACTTCCCAAGTGAATGGTGTCTGCGGAAACCAAGCATCAGGCTCAGTCAGCTTAGAGATGAATCGCTTGAATATGAATGGACCTTCTGGCGTAGTAACAAGGTGGCGCAGCGGATTGAGAATGAGAACCTGTAGATCCTGTTGACTGCCAAGTTTGGCAGCAGGAATATGAAAGAAACTGCCTGCATAGTCATCAAGTGCCAGCCGCTTCTTTGTGCCACGCTTGTCAACCGGGTGCCGAAAGTCTGGCAATGCAGAAAGCAGCATTGTCATAGTCTCAGGGTCAGTGACAATGACGCCTTCAATACCATTGGCTTTGACCTTCATGGCAAAGCTGGTAAGATATTCTTCTGGTGTCAGCGATACTTTGATGGCATGGGCACCAACTAAGCTGTTCAGCTTAGGAAGAAAGCTGCGGTCATCTGGTGTACCAAAGAATGCTAGCTTCATGGTTCTCCTCGTTTAGGGCTTTTTACTTTGTATGCGACGCACAGTTTTACAAGCACACAAAGGGAAAAGCCCACCGAAGTGGGCTTTGATTCAATCACTCAAGCTCAGAGGACTACGACATCCCGGAGATTGAAATTGAACCGCTCAGGATCTTTCTTGTCCTGACGTCGCACCAGGCTTGCAGCAACACTGATCTTGTTGATCTGTGCAATGGTTTCACCCATAGCCCGTGTGCCGAAGTGTGCAGAGAACGGAGCGCAGGCTTCCTTCAGATAGCCAAGCCCGAACTCATTGACGGTGCCGTCCTTCTTGAAGGGCGAAAAGATCTGCGTGAACTTCTGGCCCACAGCAGCTTGCTTTTCTTCCTCCGGGTTCTTGACTTCGTTGACAGCTTCAACTTCGTAGGAGAACTTGATGTACTCGCTGCCGCTGTTCTCAGAAGTCTCACGGCTTGCAGTCACGGAAAGACTGTAATGCCCCGTGGGAGGAACACCAACAGGCGGCAGGTCATCGATGTCATCCATCGAAGCGTTCATCAGGGAATCGAGGTCAGCGAATGCGGCTTTGTTGCTCATGATGTTTGGCTTTCAGACTAGTTTGGTTTGTAGATTCAGAACATGGAAGGTTTTTGCGATCTGAGATGTGCTTCAGGAACTCCTTTCAGTCGATCAATAACAAGTTGTGTGTATCCGACGATGTCAACCCAAGAGTCAAGATAGTCTGGGTCACCATTGAGAATGCGCCCGATCTTGTGAGCGATCATGTCGAGGGCCTCTTTCTGGTCGTCTGCCAGATTATCCCAGTTTGGGCACAATCGCATGACCCCCTTCATATCTTGCGTGATTCGCGCATGCTGTGCAAAAACGCCGTAACGATTGCCACGCTCTGCAAGAATGTCTTGGATGCTTTGAGATTGGGAACTCATGGTTTGCAAATGTGTTTGGGATTTTACAAAGCAAGGGAAGATCACTGTAGCAGCGTTCACTGCAAATGTCAACCCCTGCGGAACAGACTTATCAGCGACAGTTCGCCTCCTTTCTTCTCATCAAGATCAATCGCCAGCCTTGATCCTGTAATGATTGTCGGGCTGTAAGTGCTGGAACTGAATGCCCGATGTTGCTTGTTGACAATGCTTGCATGCACCACAGTGTCAAAGTATTTTGCACTGGTCAAAGAGAAGTTGCGAGTGCCAGCTACAGGCACAATCTTCTCCCGGCCTTCCAGACTCTCTGACTCAAGCTCATGGCTGATAGCAATGATGTTGATGTCTGCCACTTGAATAAAGCTGAGCACTTGTTCCATCAGTGCGCCTTGCACACCGTAGTCCACAAATGTCTTCTTGTATTCTTCGCCGCCGGGCTTCTGCAGTTCTTTGAGAATGCCCTTGTTCATGGCACTGTTGGCCAGCTGGCTCAGACTGTCAATGACAAGAATATCATTGTCTCCGAGCTTTGCCAAATCAACCTCTGAGAACTTGGCAGTGGTATCTTTTGCACACAGCGGGCAAGATACTTTGCCATGAGATGTGCAGATACGCTTCATGCCACCACGAAGAACTTCACGCACAGTGTCAATGGCGATAGGATAAAGCCTGTGATCTGGCACACTGATGACGTTGACATTCTTGCGAAACTGCGGAGCAAGAATTGCTGGATTGAGAAGTGTCTTGATTCCATTCTCAAGGTCAAACCAGTGCAGCGTGAAATGCTCCGCAAGTTTGCCGACAAGCGCAGTCTTGCCAGACTTCGGTGCGCCATAGACAAGGACTTTGCTTTTGGCACTGTTGGAAAAGTCATTCAGATTCATGCTCACTCTCCTTGGACAAATTGTTTAGATGTCATCAGTTGCTGGGGGGATAGATTTCGTTGTACTGTAAATCTCCTTCATGTCATCGATCTGCCTTTGCATGAATGTTATGTTTCGTGCAATGAGTTCTGGGCCTACTTCAACACTGGCCATTGCATGATAGGCATACATATCATCCAGCTCATCAATATCCTTGTGCATCAGGATTGCAAACTGCTGATTGGCCGTGTCCACATCTGGCGCATTCTTGTGCAGGTCTTCCTGGTGATTCCGAATGGCAATCATTGGAGATGTTTCCAGCAGCCCTGCAATTGCCAAGGACACTTTGCGTGTGGAAACTTTCTCAGGGCATAGGACAACGACAGTGTAAAAGAGTGAGTCGATGTAAGTATCGCTGGCACCAATGATCGGAGATGTGCAGACACGAATGTCCATCTGAAGCTCAGGGCACAGAAAGCGCACAGCTGGAAAGCCTGGCACTGTGCCAAAGTCAATTGAATGGTAAATATAATTGACCTTGGGCAGCTGAGAAGACCTGATGCCTTCTGGGATGTTCTGGTTAAATTGCTGGACTAGCTTGTCGAAGATAGGGTCAGGAGTTTGTGACATTTTGCAATCTCTCTTTCTGGCGGTGAACGATCTCTGACAGTGTTGTGGGGAAGTCGATTGGCTCAATAGTATCAATGTCTTCCAGCGATTTGATTTCTGGAAGGTCTGAAAACTCCTTGCCAAAGACAGTCTTGGCTGCAAGGTCACAGTTCTCATAATACTCACAGCGCTTCATGAAGTTGAAGCATGACCTGCCGCGCTTGGGAAAGAAGTTGAGTGCGCTGTAGTGATCGACTTGCTGGTGAATGAGCAGCTGATCTTGAATCCACTCTGCTTTCTTGTTGGCATTCTTGACAAAGTGGAACTGCATCCACTGCTGTGCAGTTGCACTGTAAACTGTATACAGCACTTCATACTCTGAGCCACCAAGCATGTCAACAACCACAGCATAGCTGAGTGCTTGGTCACTGTTAGCATAGAGTACAGGATCTACATTGGTAAAGCCTGTAGTCTTGTTCTCCTTGACTAGATAGCGACCTGTGATTTTGTGCTGCAACACTTCATCAATGTGGCCACTGTAGAAGTGACCATCTTCAAAGTCTACGGCAATCGTAGCTTCGATCTTGACAGTCTCATAGTCTGAAAGCACGGTCTCAGATTGATAGAAGTTCTCGTAGGAATACAATGCCCAGACTGCTTCGTAGAAACTCTTGCCTGCCGCGCGTGAAGTCTTGCGCTCTTCAAGAAAGAGATCAATGTCCCAGGCAAGAAATGCTGCCCAGATAGATTGACGCAAGTCTTGAGTCTGGTCATAGACTGCAACACCGGCACCAACAGCATGGCCAAATGCAAATGTTGGAGAGTTCATGCGCTGGCTAGTGCCAGCTTCAGCTTGCAGCTTCTTGATCTGATACTTGCGCGGGCAGCTGTGCAGAATGTCAGACGTGGAATACGTCATCAGATTTCTGTGTGCAGTCAGTTGGTCATAATGATTCTTGGTGACCTTGACTGCTGCACCAAATCCTGGTGTTGCATCTGTGACGTTTGTTTGGAGAATGTCATCCATGTTCATGTCTTATCCTTTGCTGCATCTTGCAGGTAAAAAAGAATCCAGATGACTCCGTTTGTGTATGCAAGAG